GTAAACGTCTTTTCTTCAAAATCGTCGTTATTAAACAAAACAGGAATACTATAGTCTAAAAATTCTTCTTGACCAAAAGAGGAAACAATATTTTTTGAGTATATTTTTTTAAATATGTTTTGATTTGAGCTTCCTGACTGAACGTCTTTTGTACTAAACATATCAAGATTTTTTGAAGTATCATTTATAAACAATGGTTTTTCTGACACTCTATAACTGCTATTTATAGATCTTTCTTCTTCTGATATGTTTGTGTTATTTATATTTTTAAAAACAAAGTTTTTAGGAATAATAGTAACAGTTAGTTTTGTCACATCGAAAAACAAACTTTCAGACTTTTTTAATAATACAGGAATGTAAAAGTTATTTTCGTCTCTAAAAGATTCTTCCAAATTTATTTTTTTAATTATTTGATTCTTGTTTGCTTTTTTTAACATGATTTACTCTACAACTAAAGTGAACAAGTTTACAAAGTAATAGTTACTTACTTCTTCAAAATTATAAACTTTGTTTTCATAATTTTTAAACTCGTCAATACTATTTTTTTTTATAAATTTTCCAATAAGGTAAACTTTAATAAATTTATTTAAAGCCTTATCAAAAAAACTTCCTAGATTGACAATAGGTAATTTTTTTAAAGATTCTTCATTTACGATTTCATGAATTTCAAAATTAAAGACGTCATTGCTCGAAATATAAGAGCTGTTAAATTGATATTCAAAATTAAATACTCTATCTTTGTTTTTTTCAAGTGTTCTAATAGCTTTACATATTATGTCTTCTCTGCTATCAGAGCTTGTAATATTATTATTTAAGTCCAAAGTCTTAAAAACAAAATCAACACTATTTTTTTGTTGAGATTTGTTTTGTTGGAGTATTTCTTGACCACTTGAAGAAACAGGTGACATTCTTTTGTTTTTAATGTGGTTTGAAAATCTATTGTCATTATTTACTTTCTTAAGATCATTAATACTCTCTTCGACATACTTTATTGTCGGGTATCTCCTAACCATTCTATTATTTAGAAAATCAATTTCTTCCCTTAGACTTAAATTATCATAGGAAATACCACTTTCATCTTTTACGTTACTATTTGTTATTCTTTTTTCAGTTAGATATTTTTGACCAGATATTGATTCTCCAAGGGTTTGAGTTACATCTTTAAGCTGAAATATATTTCTGTCTTTGTTTTCATACGATAATTCATTTGACAAATAATATTCAGGATTATTTAAGATTCCTGGATCTGTTGTAACTTCAAAGGGCAAGTAGTAAAACTCAGAGTCAGATATGATTTTGTTATTGTCGATTTTAGATTCGTAATTTATAGATCTATCAGAAAAAGTATAATACTTAAACCTTATGTCTCCAGATGCTAACTGAAATCTACCATTTTCAGTTAGTTTATAGTCTATAAGTCTACTTTTTTTATTTAGAAAACCAGCCATTAAAATTCACCTAACCTTATTGCAATTATAACTATTAAATTTGATTATGTTCTTAGGAATAGTATTGCACAATACCTTCAACAAAAGGACTTGGCGTCGTAATTCTACAATATTGATCTACATTATAAGAAATTACAGGGTTTACTATATCTTCTAAATAGATACTTCTAAATTTTTTACTCGCAGTATAGTAAGATTTGTTTTTAGAAGTATCAGTGTAAGGTTCGTAAGTATAATAATAAAGTTTATTTGAAGGCATGCCAAATCTTCTATAATCATAAAAAGATTTATTTTTTTTCTTTGAGTTATGTTTTACAAGAAAGTTAACTTCTCCTAAAGGTCTAGGTCTTGGTCCAATATAATTTATATCAACAAAAAACAAATATAGATCTTTGCTTAAGCCAATTTTTCTTGGTTCGACTTTGATATAAGAGCCAGAAGACCCAGTTGTTCCTACGTAAGTAATTCCTGTAGTTTCATAAGGCGCCGGAGCTTCAGTATCAGAAACATGTCCGAATTCACAAAGCTTAATGTCTTTTCCTATTAGTGAAGTTGAACTCGTATCAAAAATATAAACAGCGTCTTCATATAAATCTGGACTTTTCATATACTTTGAATCAAACAATATTGAGCTTCCAAAATAAGTTATGTTAATATTGACAACTTTTTTTATGTCATTTTGATCTTCTAATAATGTTTGCTCGTTATCAATGTTTAGCGTATTAAAATTACAAAAAGAACTAATGCTAGAAAACAATAAAGTTTTTATATTGAGATTAGCGTTTCCAACGCCTGAATTTAAGTTTTCATATACAGTAGAATATTCAAGATCAGGCGACTTAGCTGTAATAATTTTTTTGTTTCTATCGTAATAAGCACCTGTATTTAAATAGATATTACTAATCCCTATATCGTCATAGCTGTTTTTTGCATTATAGTAGTTAATCCTTTTAAGATTTTTGATATTGTGGTTTGAATAATTTGATTTTTTAGGCTCTTCGTTACTGTAATAACTACCAATTAAAGTTATTCTTAACTTGTCATGTAGCATAAAAATATCTCGAGAATAATTAGAGTTTACTATAAACGATGCACTTGGATTAAAACTAAATCCTATTACAATATTATCACTTGGGCTTAAGACATAAGGGTTTGATTTGTGATATTTTTCTCCTAATGTTATTTCGCTTCCGACAAAGTTTAGAGAAGTTTTTTCGTTTTCTTTTTTAGTAAAATCACTTTTTAACGACCTCTCGGTATTATACTCAGTCCCAGTCCTATTATAGAATTTACTATAATAATTGATTCCTGACGCAGGAAAAAAGTCTAGTGTTTCGTGGTATACTGGAGTTCTAACATCTGCATCAATTGTAAAAGTTTTCTTATCAAAAACAAATTCAGCGTTAAAACCAGATGAAGGGTTTTCAATTTCTTCGTGAAAATAATCTGCATTTCTTTTTATTGAATCATAATCAATATTATTTGTAGAATTTGAGCCAGATGAAAAATTAACTAAATTTAAATATGCAACTAATTCACGCTGGCAAGGTGACGATTCGTCAAGAGTAATATCAGTTTGACTTCCAGTGTATGCAAATATACTTTCTGATGGTGTATTGACGTTTTCGATATTTGAAAAAACAGGGACATTATCAATGCTATGATTTACATTCCTTACGAAAACATTGTCTAGAACTGTATATGGGCTAGAGTCTAAATCTAATCTAGTAAAAGAATCTGAGTTTAAGTTTTTTCTTTGATTGAGAATGAAGAAGTTTAATGAATTTAATATCAAATTTGTATTTCCTGATTCAATCTCAGACAAGTTTGTTCCAGAAAAGCTAACTTTAATTTTTTCAACAACAAAAGGTCTATTGATAAACTTATTCATTTTAATTAAGTGCCTATCCATAGCATGATATCTGCTAGAAAAAGGAAAGCCAAAAGTATTAACAGGCACTCCTAGTGCTTGATTATCTATTTTAGGATTATCAAAGCTAGAAGTTTGCGTTGATATACAATTAAAAGACAGAGGAATCTCTTCGTTAGCTTCTACCGAATCAAAATATCCATACTGTATGTCACCTAAATAGTCCCATTTATTATTAACATTATCAAAATAAACCATAGAACTATTTATAGCATTGAAAGATCTTCCGTTTAGCGCTACAGTTTGATTGCTTCCTTGCTTGTTAAGTGAAAGTCTGCAAGGATCATCAAAGCCTAGATCAATGTTTATTTTTTCTTTGTTTGACTGTAAGTCTATTTTTTCTTCAATAGTTGCGTCATCGTAAGGAATAAAATCAATACTATCTTTCAAGTAGCTTTCTGATAAATTTTTATTGTAGGAACTAGCGGTTGTAATCTTTTCAATTTTGTACGTTGTATCAAATTCATTAGGCGTATGAAGTATAATACTTTTATCTTTAAGGTTTTCTTCTAAAGGAATTACTGGATTAACAAGCTTTTCTATAAAGAACTTTGTATTGTTGTCATTATAATACCCAATATCTACTTCAACATCAATATTATTGTGTAAAAGTCTTTCTTTGAAATACGATTTGCTATTAATCTCTTTAGAAATTACATTCTTTAAAGACCTTGTTAGAATTCCTGACTTTTTTCTATATTCACTTCCAACTTTTAGATACTGTTTATTCCTTATTTTTGGCATTAATCTAATCCCTCGTGGAAAACTAACGACTCAATACCGCAAGTAATTGATCGATCAAAAGTTTTTCCGTTGTTTATATAAATTTTTTGCTCTTCTAATCTATTAAAGATAGAAGCATTATTTAATAAAATATTATTTAGACTTTCATCTCTAAGCTTGTTTAAATATATTTGACTGTCATTCACTACGTAAGGATTGTTTTTCTCATGATCGTATTCTTTAAAAGGACTAATTGATTGTTGATTAAACTTAGAATATCTTGGCTCTTGTGATATTTTATTAACTTCTTTGAATGTAAAAGTAGTAGAAGACTCTTTTGTAATAGGATTATAGTCAACATTAATTTTATCAATTATTGTCGAAAGATTTTTGTTGTAGATGTATCCTTCTAGTAAACCATCTTCAAAGCTAACTTCAGAATTATCATCTATTATATAAAAGTCTTTAACAATGTTGTTTTCGTTTAAAGAATTTTGCCCATTTTTTAAAGCAAATCCTCTACATCCCTTAAGAAAGTCAACAGCTGATGATTTAAACTGTATTTGATTTATTGAATCAAATGCGTTAATTCTTCCTCCACGTCGATGAAAGCTAGTTTTGTTAAACTTAATAGGATAAACATAATTTAATATGTCATCCTCTGACAACATGACAAATTCTTTTAAGTTTAAACTATCAAAGTCGTGGTATTCTCTTTCATCTAGTTCTAAAAAAAGTTCGTTTCCATCAAAGTAGCCAACTGTACGATCAAATCGTTCAGTGTTATTTTTAACTTCTTTGTAATCTACCTTTTTGTCGACAAAAGGCTCTATTTTATATTTGCTTTTTTCTCTATAAAATTGATCGTATTTTTGATCTAGTACTGTATTCTTAATATCACTCTTAGCTGAGTACTTTAAATTAATATTATGTTTATTATTATAAGACTTTATAACGTTTTTTGTTTTTATAGGACAGTTAACTTTCATAGAAAAGTCAACAAAAAAGCCATTTCCTTCAATAAATGTATGTGCTGAAAAGCCTTCAATTTTTACAATTTTCATTTTAAATCTTTCTTTATTTAAAAGGAGTCTTTACAATAATTTCACTATTGTCTGTGTTGTTAAAACTGCTTGTTCTTATTTCTGAATTATCCCAATAACTTGATTCTCTATAACGTATATTGTATTTTGAAAAGTCAATGTTTGAGTCAATCACTGCAAATCTGCTATTAGACATCTTATAACGATATTTACATCTTTCAGCAATACTTGATTCATAAACAAAATTAAAACCTTGATAATTAACCTTGGAAGGAATTGCGTCATTTAACAAGTTTTCTAAGATATTATCAAAATACTTGTATATTTGATACATTTGCTTTATATTGATTTCTTTTTCAAGCTTTTTATAAAATATATTTTTTAATTCATTTAAACTTTGATACTCGTCTGCATACAAATTTGATCTATTACTTAAATTTTGAGTAAAATAGTCATTTACTAAAATCAATTTAGAAATTTCTTCATTTATAAATTTGCTTGTAGAAAAGTCTATGGAGACCTTTATATCATCAAATTCTGAAAAGTTTGAATATGTTTCATAACTTGGGTTTAACAAATCATTATTGAATTCTTTGTTTAGTTTTTTATCTTCAAAAGAATTTATGTTGACTCTATTAACATCTTCTGGATAGTCGATTAAACTCGATTGCTTATATGAAATATAATCTATTACATTAATAAAATTTTCCCATGTGTAATTTGAGTGAACTTTAATCTCTGCAGTTATTTGACTATCTTCAACATTATTGACTATATTTAATGAATTATTTACAACATCGTCTATAAATCCTGAATAGCTTTCCTCGAAGCTTATATTTATCATTAAATTATTTGATGAATTTACAATATTACTGTTATCTGATCCTATGCAAGATAAATCAGTTTTATGAATTACTTTTTCTTTGTTGTTTAATACCTTGTTCCAGGCTCTCAGGCCTATTAGTTTACCTTCAAAATTATTTTCAAACTCTAAGTTGCTTAAATTGTTTTTAACGACTTGAGAATAAGTATTCAAAGATCCTATCCTCAAATAAGATTCATCTAGACTTAAAGATTTGCCTTCTATGTTAACAATACACTTTACATCTCTTAATGTATTTAAACGAGAACCAAAGTCAGAATTTGATATGCTCAAAGTATACTCTGAATAGCTGTCTGTTAATTTCTTTTTAGACGCACATATATAATATATTTTTCCTGATAATATATTAACGTCGTTAATTTCTGATACTTTGACTTCACTGTTCTGATTTACTTCATTGACATAAATCTTTAAAACACCTTTTGTGTTAACAAGTTTATCTCTTTCAAAAATTACATTTATATAAGGTCTTTGTTCACCACCAATGTCAGTGTCTAACCTAAAGATAGACTGTATATTGTCGTATTTTTTTGTTTTCAAGTGATCAAATTTGCAAAATGTTTCTATTGACCAGTCGTCTTCAAGATCAAACAAGACTTGACTATTAAATAGTTTACTTTCAAAAAAAATTCTATTTTCTGGCAATCCAAAGCTATCGTATACGATGTCTAATTTAGTAATATTGTTTTCAAAAAAGTCAATATGTTTAAGCGCAGTCAATTTTTCCTTAAAGCCAGGATATATATTGAGTTTGTTTTGAGAGTTAAATTCTCTAATATTTATAAAAGAATCAGTATCTAGTCCAAAGCTATTAAATACTGACTTTATAGATTTTTTAGTACCTTTGCTTTTTATATAGTCTTGCGAATTAATTAAAAATCTTTTCCAAAGATTGTTTTGTATTTGTCTTATTGACTTTTCGCTTACGACTTCTTCAAAAGTAAGATTTTTATTATTTAGCTTTTCTAAAACAGGACTAGGAAATATTTCTTCAAATTTAAATCCAAGCTTAGACACGGCGTAAGGAATAATAATGCTTGGTTGATTTTTTTTGTCATTTAAACTTTCATAGTTTACATCGATAATAGTAGATATCTGATCAATATAACACTTAAGCTGGTCAAAAAATCGTGACCATATAGTTATAAGATGAACTAGAATATTTTCTTCAGGTTTTTTTACTTTTAACAAATCTAATTTTTGACCATCGTCAGCATAAACCAATTCCTCAGAAACATATATCTCACTATTACCACTAAAGTCAGACTCGTTTACAAATATGTTTTTTGGGAAAAAATTATAAAATATATTTGGATTAACTTTGTCATATTCTTTTGCTTTTTTAAGAAGAATATTTTGGTCATTTAAAATATTTCCGTATCTAGCAAAAATAATTGGGCAATCATTTTCTTTTTCGTAAATTAATGGAGTATTAATGTTTTCTTTTAAAGTTCTATAATCAGAAATCTGTTGCTCAGTATACTGTGACCCGTTAGAATTTACAATAATTCCATTTGTTTTGTGCCCACTGTAGTCTAATACAATGTTATTATTTAAATATTCTGTGCTAGGTTCATTAAACTTATAGTAGATAGTAAGTGATGAATTTGGATATATGTTTTCTTGTTTTTCTTCGAAAATCTCATCGCCAGATCTATTTCCGACAAAAAATCTAAACTCGTCTATAATACCTATAAGACCAGAAGTTTTTATTACATCGAGGTTGGCGTCTCTAGTAAAATTATGGCTTCTTCCATTTCCAATATAGAAAACTGATTTTTTAAAATCTTCACTAAACTTTAAATTTTTTGAAAAACTACCTGAGTTTATTGCTTTACTTCTAATTCCATTATTATAAAATCTAAATGTTTTTACACCTTTAATCGTAGAAGATGAAAAATTTACATGGTTAAACTTTCCTATCTCTAGTAATCCTTTACATAAAAAGTAGCTTTCGTCTTTGCTGATAAAGAGATTTATGTCACAAAATTTTTTATTTAATTGTAAGTCTTCTTGAAAGTTATTTAGAAATATTGTGATGCCTTCATTATTAAACTTTTTTTGAAATACTATTTGAATTCCTAATTCTTGATCACTATTAACGTTATTTATGTACAACCAGAAATCAAAAGAAAACCTTTTCTTGTTTAAATCTATTAAGCCTACTTTTGGATCACCTTCGTAATCGTTCAAGATATTTCCCGTAAAGTCTTTGACTAAGACTTCATTGCTTCCGTCAAAATTTAAATATCCTTTGTTTTTAGGAATGAAATTGTCATAAACATACTTTGTAAAACCACACATTTTATTAAAATATTGACGATAATCGTACTCACTTTTATCATAAGGAAATTCGTTTAATATTTTCTCGTATGCATAATAAACTTTGCTAACTGCTGAATCAAAAAACACGTGATTTTTAAAATCAGAAAAGTCTACGTTTTCAAGCTGTTGTGTAGTAAAAAGTCCTTCGTAATCGTCTATTCTTTTAAAGTATTCTGAGTTATTGTTTTCAAATAAGTCGTCACTACTTTTGGCAACATGACTACTTTTTCTAGTTCTATCTATAGAATTTTTTTTGTTAACATTAAAATTACTAGACTTTTTAAGTCTATTGTAGTTAGTTATTTTTTCAAAAGATGCAGTGCCAGCTTGTCTAGACATTATTTAAACCTTACTATAAGCTTATTATCACTTATTTTCTTAATTAAACCTGTTAACGGATCAGTATAATCAAATTTAAAGCCAACTCTAATATTTTTATACATAGAAGAAGCAAATAAGTTTGCAACATAATGACTTCCATTAAAAACAAGAAGTGTGTCATCGAAGCTTGAATCATTGCTTATTATTTCTTTGCCGCTATCAACGTTATACATTGTGTAATGAATCTTGCCTAAATCTTCTGAAACTAGCTCTCTAGGGATATTTACAGACTTGTATTGTCTAGCAATGTCAATAAAACTGAAACTCAATAGTTTAATACTATCATCAGCATCAATTTCTTTTTGTTGTGTATCTAAAACAACTCTTAGTTTTTTAAACATGTCTAATTCAGAAGTTTCAGGAAGCAAAAAATCAACGCTGTCAGACTTAACTAAAAAGTCTTTGTTGTTTTTTATTAGATAATATTTTAAATCTATAGCTACTTTTTTATTTAAATTTAAGTCTGCTTGAAATTTTTTACTTTCATTAAATCTACTTAAAGTTGTGCTGTCAATAGTAAACTTTTTAATTCCTGGTAATTCGTTTCCTTTATAGTCGTAAACACTACTCGGCGCTATAACGTCACTAAAAATATTAAAAATATCTTCTTTGTTTTTTAAAATAATTGAAGTTGACGTATCGTTTGATTTTTCTAAAAATCTTACTTGAGCTAAACTTGGATTGCTTTGTTTAAATGTAAGTGTATTTTGATTATTGGTAACAATAATTTCTCCATTATGGCCGTTAACTCCTTCAACAAGACTTTTTAAATCTAGAAGTATCTGTTGGATTGTTTTAAAGTCATTAACACCATCTCCATCACTATCAATACCTGTACTAGTATCTAAAACTCTAGAGTTATCTACATCTTGAATGTTTCCGCCATTAAATTTAAATCCGTAATTTAAAGACAAGCCATTTGAGTCGACAATAGTTATATAGCTATTGTCATCAGGTATTCTTAACATTTCTAAGCTAATAGACGATATTGTTGTATCTTCATATGTTAGTTGTAGTTTTTGACTAGTTCCTGCTGGAAAATCTATTACGTTCTTGTTGACCATGTTTGTTAAATAAAAAGTCTCTTCGTTATCTAGGAATCTTTTTTTAGTGTCATAACTAACGTTTTCAAATTTCTCGTCTTTGATTTTTATTTCAAGTTTAGGTCTTTTATATTTATTTGATATATTTCTACTTGCAAACCTTTTAACAAAATAAGTGTATTCATCAAAAAGATTCTCATGCGAAAAATCAATAACAAATGTTTGAGTCAAAATGTTGCTATTAACTGCTGATAACAAAAAGTCATAGACATGATCAGTAATATCAAAAACAATGTCTTCGTTGCCTTTTTCAATTACTATTTCTTGAGAAAAAGAACTGCTATTATAAATATCACCAGATGAAACTATTCCTTCGTTAGTCCACTGTGTATCTGTTAAAGAGTTTATTGTTTTAAAATTTGCATCACCTAAATCTGAAAAGTGGACAACGTCTTTCCCTAAACCTTCATTAAAATCATTATTTAATGCTCTTATTCTTACTTTAAAGTTTTTTGGGCTTGTATCTGATACGCCTACGTCTGTTAGCTTGATATATGCTTTAAAGTCAGAAGCATTTCCTTCATCGTTGGTAAATATAGAATTTTGCAAATCAGATATATGGTTATCATAAATGCTTTTTAAGTCATATGTAAGCAAAACCGCAGAATGAGAAATTCTTCTAAACGGAGTAATTGTAACGCTTCTTTCGTTTGAAATAACTGGAACAGTATCACCAGATGTTCCTGTTTTTTCCTGTTTTAATAGAATTTTATTTTCTTCTAATTTATATGCGCTTATATTTAAGTCTTGCTGCAAGTTAATTTCTGTAACAACATCATCTGTTAAAGAACTAGTCAAAGCAATATTGTTAACTTGAACTCCATCATCATCTAAATCAAACTCAAAAGTTTTCGTGTTTCCTAAACTATCCTCTAAAGTGAACGTATCGCCTTCGAAAGGCTCGATTATTGTTAACAACGAGCGTGACTTAATACTTTTATTTTCTCCTACTATTTTAAATAAATCTAATGTAGATGCTTGACCAAAATTTGCATTAGCACCTGAATTAAACTGTGTAGTCATATCAGTCACAAAAGTATCTTTTTGTGCAGTTTGTATTATAATCATTTTTTACCCGTTTCTTACTACAATATCATAATCTAAATGCTTCATTTCAAATATTCCGCCTCTTTTTGGAAAAACAAAACCATCAGTAAAATCTTGTTTAGGTGAAAACATGTTGTTTGAATACGTTATATTTATCTCTTCGAATTCATCAAAAAAGTTATCTTGAAAAGACTTCGAAGTAATAATATTTTCCGGCAATGTAACTAAACTTGAAACTCCGTCTGTATTTAATACAATATTTATTATATCGTTTACATTAATAGCTTCATTGATTTGCATAACTTCGAATCTCATGTTTTGTATTATTCTAGATATTATATCATCTAAAACGCCTTCGATAACAAATCCAGATTTAATCTTTACTGTTAAGTCTATACCAAAATTATAAATAGGAGAATCGATTATGTTGAAACTATCACCTAATACTCTAAACTCATTTATATAATTTTTCAAGTTTTTCTTTAGCGCATCGTTTGCATGTGTATAAAAACCAGCTGAGTCTTTGCAAATGATGTAGAGATCTTTTGCAAGGTTAGTGTAAGGGTTTTGTAGAATTGATATTTTATTTACACGACCATAATCGGTCGGCATTGTATAAATTCTAGAAATCAAATCTTTTTCATTAACAACTCTGTTTTGTGAAGTGCTAGAACTTGGAATTTGTGCTTTTAAGTCTTCTAAAGAAAGTCTATTTGTGCCACCAACAGCTTCGTTTTTGTTTTCCACATCAAGAGTATCTAAAATTTCTTCTAATGCATCATTAATATTAACATCACCATCAGCAATGTTTGGCAAAACTACAATTGCGTTTTCAATTGTTTCTATGCTTCTCGCTGAAACGTTGTGATTTGTTCCGCCACCATACAGATAAGTTATAGTAAGACTTTTTCCAGCCGGTGAAACGCCTAAAGTATTTGATTTAATTAGCATATTAGGATCGAGTGATGCACTTAAATCATAATCTCGATTTTTCATAGGAAGCATTAAATCTTCTGGATTTGTTAATATATTGTCTTCAACAGTTTTGCCGCTTCCGTTACCAAATCTTATAATTGACGTATTATTATTAAAGTTGTTTTCTAAAACAAATCTAAAAGGAGCGATTGTTGGATACAAAAATCTTTCATTTGAGTTTTCAACCTTTTTGTAAACAATATCTTGTGTTAAATAGTCAACTTCATAATATTCGTTTAAATCATTGTCAACTACTTTTACTATTTTTTGAATATCTGTATTACTTAATTGATAGGATAAAAACAATCCTTCGTCATCAATATCAAAAGAAACAGTTTCAGATGTCAATTTTCCAGATGTACATAATCCTTCTTTTTCCAAAATTATAGTTATAGGCTTACCATCATCATCAATTTCAGAAACTGTTTTTTTATAGTTTTCTCTAAAATCAACGTCTTCTGCAAGAATAAAACTAATCCCACTATTAGATACTAATTCTGTTCCTTTTTTTATAATTGGCAAGATGCTTGATACAGGCTCTACTAATTCTATGTCTTTTGTACTGTCAACGTCAACTTCAATATAAAAATTAACATAAACGCTAGAAGGTGAAGCATTACCACCTTTTACTCCTGCTTGTCTTAAATGACTTATTATATTTTGCGTATTTGTTGCAGTTTCATAATTTAGCTCATTAAATTGTTGCTCAGTATAAAATGTCAAAGAATCACCAACAATTGCAGCAAAATCTAATAGCATACCTCCAAGAGAGCTTTCAGAAAAATCTTGTATTTGATTAGAAAAATTTGTTTTTGCATAGTTAAACAATTCATTTCTAAAGTCGTCAAAAGTCTTGTTAATATACTGATTTTTTCTTTGATTTTTAAGTTTATTTGTAATATTAATTGACATTAAATTGATCTCCTTATTGACAACTCTATGATGTTTGTCTTGTCTTCAAAACCTTCTATAACATATCCAATGCTTACTTTGACATAACTAGGAACACTTAAGTCACTAGAATTTACTATTCTACTTTCAAAGTCTTTTAGCTTTATAAACGGAAAATACTTTTTAGTGCTTTGGCTAATTTCTTGCATTACTATATTTTCCATATCTTCTTGTGAAAGATCTGTCCTATTATAAATATTATTAATTGTAAGACCAAAGTCAGGTTTACATAAAAGCTCGCCTTTTTTCGTAAGCAAGAAAGTTTTATAATTGTTTGAAACTTGTGATATTAAGTCAGTATTCATCTCAAATAAAGATTCGTTTGACTTAAATCCTTTTGTAATAGGCATTTTTATGCCAATAGGTTTTACAATATTATCAACATCAAAAAGTTGTTTTTGATGTTGTCTAATTTCTTTTTCGTTTAAGCCTGTATTTATAAAGTTTGTATTTGCCATTTCTCACCTCAAGTATAATTATTTGTTTAAACAATTATGCTTAAGACGTTTTGCTAATTTTACTTAATATTTTATCAATAGACTTTTCAATTTTCTCAAGTCTAAGTGACTCTTCTTCATCTCTTTTAATTTTATGTCTATTAATTTCATCAACCAGACTTTTATTACTTTCTATAATTTTGCTTTCAAAAGCATTAATTGATAAGTTTAAGTCTAGTAAAATATTAAAAATATCATCATAAATAGCTTTGATTACAGGCGCAGCTGCTGAAACGGGTGGAGGCAGTGCGCTAATTTTTGCAACGTTTATAGCAGAAGAACTTGTAATATCTATTATCTTGTTTTGTAAAGTAAGTCTTAATTCTGTAATAAGCGCGTTGTTATCATCGTTTATTGTTTTGTGCGTTTTGTTAAATAAAATTTTGGATGAATTCATATGTGATCTATTAACATCGAGCTTTTCAAGTAAAAACTCTTTTAGTTGATTTCCTAATACTAACTGTTGACTATTTTTACTTTCTCCGAGAATTACTAATGCACCATTGTATTCTTTAAAGTTTTCATCTGTATTATTCTGCTCTATAAAGGCTTTCTTTAAATTAAAGTAGTCACCATTACCTATAAAGATTCTATTAGCGTCTAAGAATATGTCACCTTTTTCATTTATTCTTATCAAAGAATTTAAATTTTGTTTAAAGTTATCATTATAGTATTCTTTAATCAACTTAATGCCATTGCTTTTCTCTCTAGAGAACATTGTTATATTACTTGAAACGATATCTATAGAAGGTAATTCTTTAGATGTAATATTTTTTTTGCTTTTCTTGTAGAAAAAAGTTTCAAATTTTTTATTTTCATCTTTTAAATACGAAGAATTAATTTTTTTTATTGTCGTTTTATCATCTAAAACATCTAAGTTTAAAGAATTACTATAATTTTTTAAAAAGAGATTGCAATTATTACTAGACTCTGAGATTACTATTCTTGAAGCGTCTTCTAAAGAATTAAAAGCACCTTCATCTAAACTATTAATAAATTTATTTTCGTGTCGTAAAGAAAGTAAGCTGATGTTTTTAAAATTTTCTTCACCATCAGTAGTTATTATTTTTATTGGTTTTGAAGGATGACTAGGAATATATGCTTCATATCTATTTGAAGAAGAAGTTAATCCTTCACCAGAAAAGCAGCTTCCTCTTTCTTTAGTAAATGTATTATTAGCAAAGCTGCCAATTCCTGACGAAAGTATTATTTCTCCTTTGTTTGAATTGTTTTTACTGTATTTTTCATTAGAGTAATCTGTTGTTGTCATTTTAATTAGAGTATTATTAGAACCTTGTAGAACTAAATCATCTGAATTGCTGGAAATAACAGGCATACAATTTTTAGGGTAACTATTTTTTTGTTTATTGATTAGTTCAATTTCGTCAGAATCTAACTCAAAACTTGCTTTTCCAAAGTCTACAATAGGCTTAATTATACTTGTAGACATTAATGACATATTATCAACAACTTCAGACTTTTTTTTGGCGCCAAAATTTTCTAATATTATTTTTTTGCTATTAGTAATTCTTTCTACGTCCTGTAAAACATCCCGATCGTTATGAGTATAGTTAACGTCTTCTGAAATTCTTAACCCATGAACTCTACTCATCCAATAAGAATTAATTGAAAAAGAATTTCCAGTTTCAACAGACGACGGGAGATCATTAAAAATCCAAACTATTTCTCCAGGTTTTACGGGAACTTTAACGTGAGAAGAAAAAAAAGGAAGAGAAAGAAAATACTTGCTTGTTTCATCTTTTTTAATTAATACAGACTTTGAAAACACAGTTCCTGTAGGTAAGTTTTCTAAAAACAAAAGAATCTTTTTTTTCTTTTCATTATTATTGTCAAGATTAAATAAAGAAAAAAGCAAGTTTGCACTATCTAGATCTTTATATATTTGATTTGCGTTACCTCTTTGTGTTTCTATAACATACAATACTCTTGACTTTACAAACATAAAAATCCTTTAATTGTTTATTTGACTAAAAATGTCGTCATCTGAAATAACTTCAGCCTTTTCTTCTTCTTTAGCAATAAGCTCTGCTAGTTTAAGTATCTGATCGTTTGATTTGCTCATTCTTTCCATGTATTTTGACATAACAGCACCTATATTCATATGTTCGTTAACACCACCTTGCATTGAAATATAAGCGTCATTAAATAATAACTTTGCTTTTTCTCTATCTTCTAAAGCATTTTCATATATTTCTTTCCAAAGCATCTTTTTCTTGTTTTCAAGAGTTTCAATGTTATCAAGCATATCAGCAAAGTTTTTAATTTGCTTTTCTTTTTTGTCATTTTTGTCCATTTTTTTTGACAATAATTCAACGTTTTCCATAATACCTCTTATAATAAGTCAAATTCTTTACCGATTCCACAAAGTTTTCTATAATGTTTTCTTATCGTTGACAAGCTAGAACTTAATTCTGAGCTATTTAGACCTGAAATTTCTCGCAAATAGACAAATACTGCTCTTTTATTCAAATAGTCGAGATTGTTTGCATTTTTAAAGACTTGTTGAATTGCTGCCAAACATCTTTTGTCTTTTTCATCTTTTAGTTTATTGTTGACACGATTAGTCATTTCCATAAATTGAGGCATAAAATTACGTCTATCAATTGCTTCAATATATAATTGTTCTACATCTTTTTCAATTCTGTTTAATTGCTCTTTTTCATATGCAGTAAAACTTTCTGTGCAGTCTGTAGAAACGTTTCTTTTTGCGTTTTTTGCTAGTCTTCTGGAGTGTATAGTTAACCAATTTTTAGCAACTACATTAAAATAAGAAAAAGCTTTTGTCCCATTCTCAGGCTTCCATTTAGGAATAGTCTCAAATAAAAAAGTAACGCAATCGTGTTTTAAATGATTAATATCTTCTGATGATGATTTAAATTTATATACTGAAACTAGATTGTGCACTAATTCAACAAAAGCTGGTTGAATGTGGTCTGTATAAATTCTATCTTTTCTTCTTTTTGTTTGCACAACTTGATACTCAACAATTTTTTCTTGAGTTTCCATTGTAAAATAGTAATTTTTTTTCTTTTTTTTAGCCTTTTTTTGTATGATCGATTCTTTTTTTGCCAAAACAATACCTTAAGTCAATTCTTCGGTGTCTTCTTCTATCAAAGTCTCTTTCTTTGTTGAGTTTGAAAGATTATTTGCAACTTCTAATATAATATCTTGCACTTCTAAAACTTCACTTATGACACGTTTTATTTCTGGACTATCGTAAAAGACAGGAATTTTAACTATTTGACTAAGTCTACTATATTTTTCATCAATTTTATCTAGAGAGTCTTCTATCGACTCTTGGATTCTTAATAAAGTTAATGCAAACTTAATACAATAAAATATAGAAATAATATTTAGTAATAATGAGAATATTAAAGTGTACAACATTTAGAAACTACTCTTAAAAAAGTTTTTATAATTATCTAATATAGAATCAAAACTATACTTTTGTTTAATTATTTTTTGACGATTTACTGCAATATTTCTGTATTTGCTTTTATTATTAAAAAATTCGTGTATTTTTAGGATCATATCTTCTTTGCAAAACTCAGCCCACTTTGGATTTTTTCCAATATCTGTAAAGTTAGGGTCAGAATTGAAAACAACTAACTCATACTTAACTTTTAAAAAATCTTCTTCTAAAAACTCTTTGTAAGCAGAATAGTCTGTTGCAATAATAGGCAAGCCGCAAGCAGCTGACTCTAAAAACGGAAGACCCCAACCTTCAGCTCTAGTTCCTGAAACCATACAAGAAATATTCTTGCATGAATACAAATAATTCATTTCTGCAATTGAAAAATTACCAAACAAAAACGTAATTCTGTTATGAAGTGTACTATTAATTTTTGATTTTACTTCTTCAATAACTTTATTCCTGTATAGACTTGAATTTTTTCCTATGTTTACTTTTAAAACAAGGCCAACGTTCAAGTCTTCTATAGCTTTTAACGTCGTATTAATAGTTTTTATAATATTTTTTCTATCACTTACTTCATTTGTAGAAGTAATTTGTCCTATTATAAGAATATTATCTTTAAATGTCAAGTCATCTAAAAATTTGGCAGTCTGCTTTGTTTCTTTGCTATCATCGAATTGTCTATAATACCACTCGTTTATTACTTTTATTTCTGTTAATAGTTTTTTATTAAATTCTTCTGAAGTTTTAACGAAAGACAATCTAGTAAACTCTGAGGGAGTTATTACAATATTCATCATATTACAAAAGTCAATCCACTCTTCTTTTACAATGTCAGCCTCGAAACCTGCAGTTATTCCAACATTCTTTTTTGCGATATTGCTCCACTCGTTTGGAAGTAAAACTTGATATGACTCATCAAATTCGATGCTCTCTTTAAATTTTTTGCTATATTCTAAAAGATCTTTAATAATATTGTTATTGAATTCTACGTTTAATATCCATGAAGTATTGCCCCATCTAGTTGGTAAAACATATAAATCAATATCACTTCTACTTTTAAGTGCTTTAAATACTTGTCTAGAATGAACTCCATAACCTGAGCTTGTAAAAACTGGACCTTTTAATAAAACTTTTTTCATTTAATTGCTACCTTACAGACTTTTGAGTTCTTTTTGTTTTTAAAAATTTCTTTTTCTAAAGAATTGTCCCATAAATTAATTGTTTTTTCATAACTAAACTCTTTGTTTGCATAAACCTCTACTTTTTTACTTAATTCTTTCTTTTCACTCTTTGACATATTAAAAAACTTTTTTATAGCCTTTGCAGCATTGTCACACTTAACATAGTCTTCATATATAAACGGAATTTTTTGATTTCCAGCAAGCGTTTGAAAGTCTATGTTTAAAGCAATTCCATTTTCTGAACCATCATTGCAGTCAACAACTTGCCTATATAGACCTCCTGTTTTTGATGCAATAATAGGCGTTCCAACCATCATAGATTCTAAAGTTGTTAGTCCAAAGCCTTCATTAAAACTAATGTTAAGACATACATCTGAAATGTTGTGGAGTGTATTAATAAAGTTTGTAGGAAGTTTTTCTGTAGAAAATGCAATATTTTCTAGTATGTTCATACTATCTGCAATAG